GGTAGTTGAGCATTGTGGGCAGATAAACTCATAAGTCATAGGGTTATTCCGTAATCTAAATGAAGGAATCCTACGAGCTTCATAATCTTTCTAGTATCAGTGAACTCTGTGGTTGCTGGCATTCTACGCTCAGTCCAGGTTGGTTCAGGTACTCTTGATAAATCAAAACCCCATATACCTTGTGGTGTAGAGTTGATATAGTACGGAGTGAGCGAGCCTGCTTGGTTTATTAGCCTGCGATATTTCATCTCTTCTATCAGAAGGTCAGGGTAGTGGGTATGCCTACACTTTAGTTCTATGTATAAACCTTTACCTATTGTAGTGCAGTCAAAGGAATCATAAGACCCTTCACTCTTCTCAAGATCAGGGAAGTGTTTATCTTTTAGATAGTCAAAGAGTTCTTGTTCTCTCACTGCCAGGGACTCTCTCCACCGATATTATTCTGTAGTTTGCGAAGAGAATTATTGACTCTTCTATCGGCAGTAGATACAGCACACTCTAGATATTCAGCTATATGCTGAAGCGTTACATTCTCATAATAGCGAAGGCTAAGAATCTCTTGATCTTCCTTCTCTAACTTCTGATAAGCCTTCTTTATATCAACGAGGGTAGCTAGTAGGTTGCCACCTTCAGCAGGAGCAGACTGCTTGCGTGGTTGGCCATCATTGAGTAAGACTTGGCTCTGCTCTAGTGCAGTATCTAAAGCAACAGACTTTATGACAAAGGGTAGTAGTTGAGCGATAGTAGTAGTGTCATAGAAGGCTTCATCGGCAGTCTTATAGCCAGCTTTATTAGCCTTCTCTTTACGAGCATAGCGTTCAGCGTGGCGCTTCATCTGCCAGGCTATACGCCTTTCATTAGCCATCCTTCTAAGCGCATTCTCTTCATTGAGTTGATCTTGAAGTGAAGCATTCCTAGAAGTAGCCCAGAGATAACACTCTTGAAGTACATCTTCCTTCTCTACATAACCTCTATACCTGCGATAGATGGCAGTTGCTACGCCTGGTGCTATCTCAGTAAGGGTTGGATGTAGTTCAGTCATTGAAGTTCTTTCTCAATAATCTGAATGGTTGGACAGGGGTAAAACTTTTTATCGTGTCTACACTGCTGAGGAGTGATGTTGCCTTCAGGTGTGTGTAACTTGACGATTTCAAGTAAGGCTCCATCAGTCTTAGTAAGTAGTTCAGTGTGAGTCATAAGTCTATTTCCCACCTTGCTTTAGGTGCGTTTGACTGAGCAACATTTCTTTTTCTTTTATCTGTATTCCAGTCAATACTTTTATCAGGATTATTTGCTAATCTCCAACCTGATGCTTTATATATTACACCAGTATGAACCTCTGTATCTTGATAAGATACTAAACGAATCATCTCTGGAAATCTTTTCTTTATATCACTACGCATCCAAGATAGCATTCTTGATGCTGTATTTTTAGGAGCGTCAGGTGCTATTGCAAACCTTCTTAGTTCCATCATAAGCCAACCATCTTTCAATCTATTAGCAGCAATAGGTCGAGACCAGATAGCAACAGCATAATAAGAACTGTTATATGAAGCAGAATAGCAAACATATTTACCAGTCCTGCATACATTTGTATAGTTTATATAAGGAAATCTACTATGCCATACCGCATTCAATTGACAGGCTTCTTTAGGTTTCATAACATTGAATACTAATTGGAGCGGTGAGGTCGGGATTGAACCGCCGTCTTGAAACTGGATAGTTTCCTGTGTTAGCACTACACTATCACCGCAAGTCTGATTCATCTGGCAACTCAGGCCAATTCTTATCAAGAACCATAATTGCTATAGCGCTGTAGTTGAGTAGGTCTACAAAGGAATCTCTAAGTGATTCATTAGATGGCTTGACGCCACTATCAAGTAGGTTATTTATTCTTGCTACCTTGTCCCACATACGGACACGCAGTCCATTGAGAGGACCGCCAGGTGAGCGAGCCACGTTTAGGGGGCCATAATCTTTGTGCTTCCTTAGCAAAAGAGTTCCTGCGGTATCAAATACCCGCCACATATCTTCTACAAACTTATCATCTATCTTCTTATGGGCATTGGTTTGCAGGTTATTGTCCCACTCTTGTAATCTATCGAGACTATTATCATCCCCATATCCGTCAATAATACTGCTGCCTCTTGAAGATCCTTTTTCTTGCTCACTCACTTTGCTCCCCCTACTAGGTTGGCTAATTGTTCTCTACCCTCTGCCAGGTAAAAGTCCGTTATGTCCATACCTGGTGGTAATTGTACTATTTGTGAGTTTAGTACCTCACTTGCGACACGCCGAGCAAAGTCTGCTCCAGGATTAGTGTCTTTATCTTCTCTTGTATCGTTATCTCCAATGACATAGATGACATCAAAGCCAGTAAATAACTTAGAATAAAAGGGTTTCCAAGCTGCTACTCCTGGTACACCGACAGCAGGGATACCTATCTCATTCATAATGATTGAATCAAACTCACCCTCGCAAATAACTATGCGATAAGTATTCTCCATTGTGGCTGTGACATTGTAGAGATGGCTCTTCTGGCCTATCGGTGCGCCATACTTAGGCTTACCTTCATCAAGTCTTCGGAACTTAAAGCCAACACACATATCTAAAGCTGTAAAATATGGAATAGATATCCAACCTTCATAACCTTGATGGCCTTCTATTGGATCTGTAATAACTCCAAGCCTGTACTTTGCAGCAGCAGCCTCAGATATTCCACGTCCTTCTAGATATGCCAGAGCCTCTGCGCTTATGCTTTGACTGTACCTTTCCGCCGCCTCGTTCAACGATTTCGACTGCGTAGTTGAGAGCATCCTTAAACCCCATCTCCTCGTTAGCCATTACTACATCTACTGCTGACCCACCTTTACCGCAGGTATGGCAGTAATACAAGTTATTGTAAGTATCTATAACTGCGCTACGCCTAGAGTCATCGTGCATACAACACTTGACTGATAGGTTTGAACCATACTTCACTTCACCAGCGTAATGCTGGACTATCAAGTCTATGGGGATTGCGTTTGCATCAGAGGCGCCTTTGCGTTTCGACTTACGAACCACCCTGGACCAGTCTTGTGCTGGCATCCACAATCTCCTTTGCAGTAGCCGTGAAGTTCTTCAGCTTTATCGTAGTTACCTCGGAGATTAAAGTCTCCAGCAACTTGACATTCATTGCAGATCATCTGGAAAAATCCCTAATCCTTTTCTGCATTTCTTTTACTGTTTCAACATCTACACCATTGAACAATAAACCAGCGTGTGCCAGCCCGTGGTTGTAAGCATTGTCTTCGGGATGGTAACTATCTATCATAGCCGATGCAATCTTTTCATCTATATCACTTACTTTGTTCTTCATAGTCTTCCCTTTCTTCTTCCTTTAGTTCTACTTCGCTTGGATCCTCCGGTAGTGGAGGTTCTGCTTGCGGATTCATCATCTCGCTTGTTGTTATTTGTCCCTGTGGTACTGGCATCTATCCACTCCTTTAGTGGTTGTATTACCCAAGCATCTTCAACAGATGCGTTCCTTCTCTTGACTATGACAAAGGCCGGAGGCTCGACGGAAAGACCTCTAGCCTTTGCATAGTTGGCTGCCTCAGTCTGAGCTTCCGCCCAGAACTGTGGAAGATTCATAGCCTTGCGATTCTTGCACTCCAAAATATAGGTCTGACCTGCGATTATGGTAACAATGTCACCTTCATCATTGGCCCCTGCCTTAGCAAGACGTTCAGCAAAGTGACCAAGTGAGCGGATGTATTTCATTACATCAGACTCAAACTTAGTTCCCTTTTGTTTATTGTAACTGCTCATACATTCCTTGGATTTGAGTTCAATATCATTCGACCATAAGCGTCAGAGTCTCCTATCTGACAAGCCGAATAGTTTGTAAACAAACCTATGTAATCCTTTCCGTCAGCAGTATGTCTGCCAAATCTGTTCTTGACTGCAGCCACTCGTAGTGTATGTCCATACGGATCATACCCAAGAGTTAGTATCAAAGCTGGTAACTGACTCACCTTTCCGTGGATTGCTCTACGTGCTGGTGGTTCAAAGGTAGTTCCATATTCAGTCTGCTCTGATACGTGGTGTAGCACCATCACACAGGCTTCGGTTTTCCTAGCCATATCGTGTAGTTCTACCATAATTGCTCGAAGTCCTGCCCATTCATTATCAGTCTCGGCAACTACATTCATCAGGTTATCTATCACTATTAACTTCGGTGCTATACCGAAGAGTTCTATGTAAGCCTTGACCTCTGCTTCAATGTCATCAAGTGATGGACTTGAATCAAAGACCCATTGGATATGGCCCATCATCTCTAAGTCTTTTGCATAGTGAGATGGGTTTGTCCTGATGTTATTTTCAACAGTTATCTGTGTATGACCTGATAAATGCGATGCCGCTCTAATCATTACAGTAGCTGTATCAGTATCAGCAGAAAAGAAAAGAGTTGGAACCTGTGCCTTGATTGCATATATCAAAGCAAACATAGACTTTCCGACGTTAGGTGCAGCGGCAACCATACACACTTGACCGCGCCGGAAAGTTATGTCCTTACTCTTTAGATCTTTCCAGACCAAAGGTAAAGGTTCAGCGTTACTGTGCGAACTATGCCAAGCTCTATCTAGTCTAAGCACAGTCCTCTCGTTTCTCTATTGGTATTTTTAGTTTTCTTTTACCGCGGATTTTCTTTCTTTCGGCAGCGGTGAGTCCACCCCAAATTCCGTGCCGTTCATAGGTAATACCCCATTCAGCGCATTCAAGTCTATGGGTACATAAAGAACATAGTTCTTTTGCCAAACGTAATCCTCTTGGATTACCTCTCTGCTTCTCTGGGAACCAGAGATCTCCGTCGACCTGCGCACATAGCGGAGCCTCGTATTGACGTGGCTCACGCATAGAGTCATCTAACCCAGATAGTGTCGCACTTGTCCGTTGCTCCCTTTGGAGCAGCGCACATATATCCTTTCCAAGGTCCCTTGGCTCCGACGCCTTCTCTGAAGCTCATTGTTCCGTGCTTGCAACCTGGCGTCTCACCTTGTGGTGCCGCTGGTGCTGATGATCGTGGAACGAAATTATTTCGTACGGGCGCAGCAGAAGCAGCGCCTCCGAAAGATTGGCTAACGCTTCCAATGAGGGTGGAAAAGTCTTGCGCTGCAGTTAGCAACGCCTCTAGTTCCTCCTTGCTGGCAGCGTATAGATTGATAAGAGTTCCATCGGGTGATTTGAAATTCACCTGGAACTTAGTTGATTCCGGTGCAGCCATTATTTGTTTCCTCCAGTTTGTTTGACTGTTACTCTGATTGTTTCTTTTCCTTCTTTGCCAGGAAGATAGCCAAGTTTTTCCTTGACTTCATCCTTATCCACAATGAAAGAACCTTTCACTGCAGATGTCTGAACTTGGATGCCAGACTTGGTGATACCGAGTAATCCAGTAAGCCCATCCCTAAGAGCGTCCTTTCGTTCGGATAACTCCTTTATCTTGGCATCCAGTTGCAGATACTCCAAAGCAGATTTATCCGCTTCAGAATCTTCTATCACTGGTAATTCAGTTTTTGTAAGTCCTTTTTTTAGACCAACGCATCCCATCTCGCCAGAGGCGTCATAGTATTTGCAATAAAATTTACAATAGCTCTCGTCCCTTTCAGGATCAGGAGCCGTGTCCGATAACTTTATCGCTTCTAACCAGTTGAGCGCCTCTAGCGCAATGGACTCGTCATAGTCTTCGGTATGTACAAGTACATCCCTCTCATCACCATCACGAGGTATGGCTACTAAACTGACAGTCTGAACCTTCCCCAATCCAGACTTATCAATCAAATATCCATACACCTGTACCTGCCAGCGTTGCTGCTGGCTAGGAAAGTAAGATAGGTTCTTAGCCTTTACTGTCTTCCAATCTACGACAGCGCCAATAGATGGAATGAAGCAATCTACGTGAGCCTTCATCCCGTTGTGTTCAACGGTCTGCTCAAGTGACACATCCTTGTTGCTCGATAGAGCATTCTCAATAGCACCGTGAATAGCGGTGCCCATAATCGCTGCGAGCTTGAGTTCATTGTCATTGGTTTCAGGTTGGTTGTTCAATCGATACCAAACCTTACGACGGCAGCCACCTAATTCTGATGGGCCAATCTGTACCTGTGTGCTTCTGCTACGTTTGTTCTCAACGTCGTGCAGAGCTTTAACTAGCAATTCTTTTATATCAATCATTCGGGAAGTACTCTCCTGTATTCCAATAGACTATCGTTATTCTAAAGAATAACAGACCTATCTGACAAATCTTTGCAATGACATCATCGGGAGTATCTCCACATTCTTCGTAATAGTCAAGACCCAAGGACCAGTTATAGACATAACTGCGACTTGTCGTAACCGACAATCGCTTGAAGTCTTTTCTCACCTGCGCTCCCTCTCTTGAGAAACCAACTGTATAGGTGGATTGGTGTTGACATCAAGCACCGACGCGATTTCAATAGCTTTCTTGGCGTGTTGCTCAGGCTTTAGAGCAAGGCTAGAAGCATTGATACCACTAAGGTAACCAAGAGCAAACTGCCCACCAGAGCCAAGACCGTAGACACCGAGTTTGTTCTGGATGAACGAGAGGTCAACCGCAACGTGGAAGAGATTGCCAGCAAACGCAATAAGGTAATCGAATCCTGCTTCTTTTTCTTTTGTCGCTTCATACGGATCATATCCATTCTCTTTGAAGGCGCGTAATATGGACGGCAAGACTTTCTTACCCATCCACTGCACTGGGTCTGAGCTTTTATATATCGGCGGAGTCCAGTTATAGGCAAGGATATCTCCAGGCCTAGAGTCGCCTACGATACCCAGCAAGTACTTACCAACGGAGACTATCTTCGGAGTAGCTGTGCTTATCGTCCTAAGATTATCTTCAGTTACTTGGCTATCCGCTGCTAAGATACAGCGGTCCTCTAGTTGTAAACCAATTAGCGTTGTCATAGTTGTAAAATCTTATACCTTTTACGGCGTGTCGCTTCTGCGACACTCCCATCGGTTATTAAAATATGAGCGATAGCGAATAAGCAGTAGGCGCCAGCTATCGACGGCGCCGTACGGTGGCGGCGCTGAAAGCGCCGAGGCGACTGACCACAGGAAGGAGCCGTCCAGAGCAATGCGGTTCCGTCTACGTATCCTGTCGAAAAATAGTATACCAATCCAAGCTACAGATCTGCGGTCATTAGGACCGACGCATCAATGCGTCTGCGGATCTACAGTATTTAATTGCTTCGTTCAGTTTGAAGATTACGATATATCTTGGTGGGGTCTTGATGCTGAGTGTGCTAACTGTGGCAACCTTGTAAAAGTACCCTGTCCTCTTGATAAACAGGAGTAAACAAAAGTAAATGGGGTGGGAGTTCAGCCCCGCAAATTATTTCCCTAGGCAATCACCTTACCCCCTGCTGAAAACGTCTCAACACGCCATAAAACCACCCTTAAAATGGCATAAAAAAAGAACCCCACCGTTTCCGGTGGGGCCTTTGTGCCTCGCAGCAGCAAACTAATACTTTAGACCGAACTCCGCTTCGGCTCTGTCTGCCCACTTTACAAGTGGTGCGGTTAGACCGCCGATTAGGATTGCGTACTCAGGTGCTAGGTCTGTTAGGAATGCGATTCCCATTGTTACACCCGATGCTAATACAGCTCTGAGGTAAGTCTTGAATGCAGCCTTGAACTCTTTGCTCTTTAGCTTCTTGATTAACTTGTCCATTTAATCTCCTTTTGGACTAGGTACTGCTATCTTTGTAGCCTTCTTGCCGAACCTGGCTTTTACCTTGTTCTTCAACTTAGGCTTTTCCATCCAACCAAACCAAGGACTGGTGTCCTTTGAGTGTTCTGCTTTGATGGAAATGTGTATATGTTTTTCGTGACGATTGGAACCTATGTAGTCCCTCTCACCATTACGAGCAGACCAGATACGACTATTGAATATCAGGTAGTCAACCCTTTTGTCATCTCTTAATTTATGGAATAGTTCTTTACCATCAAAACCACTGTGTGGGTCGTGGGTCAGGTCAGCAGCTAATCCTGAATTATGATCCGAGTTAGGATTCTGCTTTATATGGGCAGCGGATGGTAATAATCCATCGCTTGCTTTCTGACGCTTAGGCGCAATCGCAGTCGCTTGTCTCAGTACAGCAATCGCAGCAGGAGTCGCAACCTTCACAAGTTTCTTCAAATTGACCACCATCCTCTAATAGTTCCGCCTTCAACTGGACAGATGTATTCGGAGTTTCTTCCTTCGTCATAATGTCTCCTGAGTTCTTTTGCTGATATAGACCAGTCAATCCTGTGTGTATCTCCGCCACAGTTAGGACATATTTCTGCTCCGATGTCTTGATAAACGTGGAGACAAGTCATTTAGTTATCGCCTGCTTTACTAGGTCGGTTAGCAATTCAACCTTCTCTTCTAGTTTGTCAACCTTATCTTTAAGACTGCCGCCACCATTGGGTCGTAGTTCATAGAGATAGTGTTTTACTAGCCATCTTACTGATGCTGCAAATGCAGCTACGATGGTGGTTACGGCAATGGCTATTCCAGCCCAATCAGCAGGGGTCATCTCTGGCTCCTTGTAGGTTATACGCTTCTTATAGTCACCAACAGAACGCCACCAAACCCTGAGTATCTTTTATCAGTAGGTGTGCGGTTGATGAAATCTAGTTCTTCTATGATTCCGATGTAAGACTCTCCAGTTCTATAATCTTCTACTCGGATTGTATCTCCAGCATTTTCAACAGATTCTAGTTGCTGCATTCTGGCCCAAGCTGAACCTTCATAGCCAACCTGAACTCCAAACTTGTCTGTTTCGTGATCAAAACAGATTGCTGGATATTGAATTAAACGCTGACGCGGAACTGCAGGTAAAGCCTTTACCTGATAGCCGGTAAATACTGGAGACTGTGTGTCGTCATCTCCAAGGCTAAATATAAACTTAAAGCCTAGATATTGTTGAGGCGAGGATGGTGAGTTAATAGCAACTTCGCCTACCGTATCGTTCTGAGAGAATGTACCTAGATTGAACTCAAATCCAGATTCACTTATTGAGTAAAGATTTACAGATCCATATGTTGTATCAAACTGAGGTAGGATAAACTTAAATCTCTTTAATTCAAGAGTGTTGTAACGAATAAAACCAGTCTGTAAATAGCCTTGCCAGACAAGTCTTCCATTATTATCTTCATCAGTTTCTATATAAACCTTACCATTGGTAGAACCAACCTTGTTAGTGCAGAAAGCAAGTCTGTTTGTTCCGTTAATAAAGGCACAAGCAGTAGTTCTATGACCAGTTACTCTTAGAGTGGAATCCTCTGGATAGAAGTAGGTATCCCAGGCATAAGGAAACAGTAGGGTTCCAATGGACGAACCAAGGTTAATTCTTGTAGTTCCTGGAGCGCCATCAACATTTGTAGCACACCAAATAAATGAATCTCTAGCAGCAAAGTCATAGACTGGTTGCTCTGATTCAAATACTAAAGGACCATAAGCTAATGAACCATCGTCGGATACTGCAGCTACTCGTACACCTTTAGTTGTACCGATAGCCATATATCCAAGGTAGTAATAAATTTTGTAGATAAGTTCACCGCTTGGCATTTCAGCAGCAGTAATAGCACTGGTCAGGGTAGGCATAGTTCCATTAGATGCCAAGGTAAACTTCTGAATATTGGATTGTGATCCTGAGAATCCAGCACAATAGATGGCAGCACCTGATGAAGTTATGCTGGTGTAGTTAAAGTCATTTACTGGATGTGTATAAACAGCAGTAGGTAGTGACGATGCTGTAGTTGATATTTCATATACCGAGTTATTGATTGTGGCTACAATACGCTCTTTAGTAAATTCCATACAAGCATCAGATACCACAACAGATGAAGTCTTCCACATCTGGGTAGCAGCAGAACTTGAATCAAGAGGACGCTTATACATAGCAGTCTTATCTACGCCAGCATCTACAATCTTGGTAATCCAATATACGTTTACACCGTCATCAGTCATAGCATAAACTGGATAGTCAGTACCTGCGTTATAGTCTACAAAGTGTTCTACTTCACTGGTTGCTGTACCTGTAGCGGCAGTAGATGTAACGTTAGATGCAGTCTTGGCATAGGAAAATGTGTTAGTAGTTACTGCTGTAATAGTATAGGTACCATTAAAGGTAGCATCTACGCCAGTTACTACCACTTGAAACCCTACAGCAAAACCGTGGTTAGCGGCAGTTAATGTGGCTACGTTAGAGGTAAGAGCTTTATTGGTAATAGTCGCTGTTATTGTAGGAAATATCTTGTCAATATCGTACTCATCGTGAAGCAGTACACCTTCATAGGTATTGCTATTTTGAATCCAGCGGATAGAACGCATATGTTGGTTAGGTCTATTATTAGATTTTAATACACCGGTAGTTGTATGAACCTCATCAACATCATTGATTAAGGTTACTTGACCTTTGTCCCAGACATTGACACCTTTTGACTCTGTATACTGGAATCTAAGTCCTTCATCTTGAGCAGGCTCAAAGTACTTAATCCCTTGACCTAAATGAAATGATGACTGGCTTCTAAACCACCAACCAGTTAGAGATTGTTCACCAGCTTCTCTGGTCTGATCGTATTGTTGCTTTCGATACTGAGCAGTTACACGACGATAAGGAGTATCGTCAGATGACTGCAAGAAGAATGGCAAACCGCCAATAGCCACATCGTAAGCCTCACCTGTTGCCGAATAATTTATAGTATTAGTCGCAGGATTGGAAAGGGTATACGGGATTTGTTCGGTAATATCGTCGCCGTATGGGGCCACTTAATCTCCTAAGTTAGTATTATTTATTACTAAAATACGTATCTGAAAACTACGATACCTGAACCGCCATTACCACCAGCGCGTAAGGTTGTAGTGCTTGTACTTGCACCGTTTCCACCAGCTCCAGTATTAGCAGTTGCATTATTGCCAGCAGCATCTGTTGCTTGTCTATTTGCAGAACCAAAGTTTGGCGCTATACCTGCTGTAGTTGAACCACCAGCCTGTCCTCCACCACCAAGTGCTTTATTCCAATAGACCAGACCTTCTCCACCCCAACCTCTTGAAGAAGTACCAGAACCGCCACCAGGATATCCTGTAACTTTTGCGATTGTAGGAGTAGCTCCACCACCACGGTCAACAAAAGATGTTGCAGTGTATGGGTCTGATGAACTAACTGCAGGTCCCCCTGCGCCACCACCGCCACCGCCTGATGTGCTTGATGAGGAACCATTACCACCGCCAGATGCTCCAGAGTTTCCAGAAACGTTAGCACTGGCACCACCGCCTCCACCGCCACCGCCAGAGGCGGTTACGTAAGTAGTTGATGATTGATTTCCAATAACTGAAGATGCTGAACCATTTGAACCTTTTGTTCCTTGAGTAGTTGCTCCGGCACCGCCTGCACCAACAGTAACATTTAGAGTAGTGTCACCAGATACAGTAAAAAATGTTTCTATGATTTGCCCAGCACCGCCACCGCCAGATGAATTAGATGCAGTTGCAGTTGATGTGGCTCCGCCACCACCACCTGCTCCAACGACTAATGCCCATATTCCAGTTACTCCGGTAGGTACACTCCAAGAGGCGTTAGATGAAGTAAATGTAGTTTCAACTAATTGTCCAGTATCGGCAATAGTTACCCACGATGCGGTAGTTCCATCGGTAGTTAAATACTTTCCATTATTACCAGTTTGTGATGGAACCTGACTTACAGCACCCCAAGAGGTAGAAGTTCCATTAGTTGTTAAATATTTTCCAGAGTTGCCAGTCTGTGAAGGGAATGAATCTACTGCTGCCCAAGATGTATTAGTTCCATCGGTTGATAAATACTTACCTGAGTTTCCAGTTTGTGTTGGAAATGCTGATGCCCATTTAACTCCAAGTGACTGAGCGGAATCGGCAGTAAGAACTGTTCCGTTAGAACCAACGGCTAGATTATCGGCAGCGCCAGCAGCGCTTCCCGCTATAAGATCACCCTTTGCTTCTACAAGAGTTGCTGGCAATGTAGCATTAAAATAAGTTAAATCATCTGACGTAAGAACGTGCTTTACTGTAGCGCCAGCGCTATGAGATATAGCAGTAGTTCCAGCTCTTGCTCTTGTAATGGTAAACGAATCACCTGAAGAAGCGGTAGCAAAAACAATTTCTTCGTTAGTTGTGTCAGGATCAATGGCTAATGTGAACTGGTCTACGTTACCCGCCGCTAGTGTTGCTCCACCTAGAAGGCCAGGTCCAGTACCTGTAGCCACTGTAATAGTGGTACTTGCGCTAGTTATGGTAGAAGCAAGCGTTGTCTCAACGCTGATGCTAGAGTATTTTCTCATTGTCTTTCCTTAGCGAGATAGGTGGATACGGATTGGGAATTGGTCGGATAGCTTAAGCGCTTCTTCCTGCAAGCGTTGCTGGAATAAAGCGAAGACATACTTTGATACAGAAGAGCCAGCAGATGATGGGATTTTTGTATCGTTCAGGTCTGCCTCTGCAGATGATAGGTTAATACGACCTGCATCAAGGAACGAAAGCAGACGGTAGCAAGCGCCATAGACAACTACATCTTGGCAAGATTCAGGCAGACCAGTTGCATCTACAAAGTCATCTGTATTTGCATCTAAAGTATCTGGCACCATTGTGTACCAAACCTTCACAGTACGACCTGGCTGAATGTTCTCGTATAGATTGATAGTTTTTTGAGTATTAAATGTAGGCGTATTGGCTAATGGGTCAAAGCGCCATTTACGAATAGGCAACCATTCCTTAGAAGAACCTGTAGTTTCCCAAGACATATAAAGAACTTCTCTTACATCATCAGGTAAAGCATAGGTAACCTGAGATGCGTTGAATGTAAAAGTTGTTGAACCTACAGCAAATAGTTTTGGATAGAAAGAACGAATAGTATCGTTAATAGCCTTCTTGATTGTGGTTCTTGGAAATGTCGGAGATAAGGTTACTTGAGCATATTGGCTATGAGGTGAGGCTGTAGTTCCAAGATAACCTCTACCGAATCCTGGAGCAACGGTTAAGGTGTTAGTTGCTTTATCAAAAGAGTCTACCCAGATTAGTTCATCATCAATTTCAATAATACCTTTAGCAAGGTTTCCAGCAGAACCGATGGTTATTTGACTTGATGTAGTAGTCAAGCCGTTGGCATTTGTAACATAAGAGATGCGGTCTTGACGCAGGGTATAGCCCTGCAGATTACTCTTGACCTCATCAACTAGGTCATTGAATGTAGGCATTAGCCCTCCGTTAGTTTCTCCTTAGCTTTTTGTATAGCCTCGGCTGCTTTTCCTTTTTCATACCATCCATCGCCCCATAGTGTCAGCAGACGCTGGAAGTAATATTCATATTGTTTGGCGATAACATCTACGCCATAAGTTTCGACTGCTCGTTTACGAATAGCAGCCCTATCTAAATTCTTTACATTCTGTGAAGCAATGATAAATTCTTCTACGCTTCTACATCTGTAGCCAGTAACGCCTTGAACTACAGTCTCTGTGAATGCACCCCAGTCTGTTGTAATTACTGGAGTTCCACAAGCCTGTGATTCGATATTAACGTTACCGAATGGTTCTATATAAAGCGTTGGAACGAATGTGGCTATTGCCCCACCCATTAACTCTGCTCGCTTCTCAGGTCCAACAGGTCCTAGATATTCACCATAAGTTGGTATGTAATCACCAGGTCCTGCCATAATTAACCTTGCACCTATCGTCTTACAGATATGTGCTGCTACTTCAACACCTTTTCTTGGAACCATTCTTCCAATGTAAAGGTAATAATCTCCATCACCCTTGCCGAGTGGGAACATATCAGGATCTAGATAACCTGGGATTACCGCATCAAAGAATTGTCCATCCACCATAGCTGCGTTCTTAAACTGAGCATAGACTGCGTGCATCCAAGCGTAAGACTCAAAGACTCGATACTGTGAAAATACTCCAGAGTAACCTACTCCGAACTCAACGGACATATATCCTGGAAACGCATCTGCGATTGGTTTATGTGTAGCGCCAGCAATCAAGCAGATGAAGTCTTGCTCTTGAAGCCTCTTGCGAATCTCTTTAATAGCTTTGCCGTTAAACTTTTCCCAGTGTGGTAACTTGTAATCAAACGGTGCTTCTACATAAGGCTTCTTACCTACTACGATTCTCCGTTGAGTATCAGTTATACAAGGGATTAGTTCATCGACATTGGCTTCATTTTCTTCGCCAGCATAAAGGTAGACCGTATGGCCTAAGCCTTTCATCATATTGCAGAACCGTCTTACCTTTTCAGTGTAAGCACAGTTAGCAAAATCTTTAGTGGTATGGGTATGTGGTAGACCTACGACGTGGAATCTCATACCATAATCCTATCAGAAATACAAGTCCTTATAGTCAACTTTATCACCCAGTATGTCGCTATATCCTGGACCTTGGTATATCAGGGTAGGTCTTGCCGCATAAGCTATAAGATCCTTATGTAGGCTGGCATAGTCCACATCTATATGACTTGTGGCATTCATAGCCACCTTGATTAGCCTATCTACAAACTGCCTTTTGACCGCATAGGCGTGGGTAGATGAGCATTCTAGGCTTCTAACCCAGTACTCATTGACTGGTTGCTTCTGCAGCAGATGCGCCCCAAAATAGAGCATATGCCAGTCGTGGGGGACTTGCTGCATAGCCTGTTGGAACTTAACCTCAAAGTCATCTACAAAGACTGCATCATCTTCAAAGATAAATATGACCTCGGAGTCATATTTTGATAAGGCTGCCAGATGGCTTAACTTACAGCCAAACTTGCCATCTACTGCTTCTATGGCCTGTAATCTCTCATAGTTAATACCAAGAGTCTTAGCCTGTTTATTAAATTGTTCTAATCTATCCTTACGTTTATCTAGGTTTATCAGGATTGGATTAGAAAAGTAATCATTGAACTTCAGCTACAACCCCTATTGATATTAGGTATTCATTTGTTGGCTCTTCAAACTTCTCGCCATCGTAGACTCCGTAGATATATACAACCTGACCATCTTGGACTGGTACTGCATCTACCTTATCGGTAGCCCAATTAGGAGCATCATCAAAAGATGCAACAAGGATTATATTTTCTACTCGTTTAGTTTCTTTATTAACAAGTGCTACTCTATTTTCCATTATCACTCCTATCCTACATATCTAAGAACTACTAAACCTGAACCGCCATTACCGCCGTTGTTCTGTGCGGTTGTGCTTGTTCTTGCACCACCACCACCTGCTCCGGTATTTGCTGTTCCGTTTCCACCAGCGTTACCAGTAGCAACTGATGCTGCTGCGCCAAAGTTCGCTGCGATAGTGTTTGCGCTACCTCCAGCAGCGTTTCCGCCACCAGCGAGTGAACGACCCCAAATATTTATACCTTCTCCGCCATATATACAGCCACCACTTCCTGCGCTGCCGCCATAAGTTCCAGTGACTTTTAGTGTTGTTGGCGCTGCTCCTTGACCACGACCAAATCCACCAGTTGAGGCACTATATCTACCAAGTAATGTTTCAAGTGCTGAATCAAAAAACCCACCGCCTCCACCAGCAGTAGCGCTTGATGAAGAACCATTACCGCCACCGGATGCGCCAGATATACCAGAAACGTTTGCGGCTGCTCCACCTCCACCACCGCCACCACCGGCAGCGGTTGCGTAGGTAGTTGTTGATGTATTACCAACAATCGAAGATGCTCCACCGCTTGAACCTTTAGCGCCTTGTGTGGTTGCACCAGCGCCACCAGCAGCAACAGTAATGTTTAATGTGGTATCGCCAGAAACTGTAAAGAATGTTTCTACGATCTGTCCTGCACCGCCACCACCTGCTGAGTTAGTTGCAGTTGCGGTTGATGAAGCACCACCACCACCGCCTGAACCAACAACAAGCGCCCAAATTCCAGTAACGCCAGTTGGAATTGTCCAAGTAGCATTTGATGAAGTAAATGTAGTTTCTTTTAATTGACCGCTAGTTCCCGTAGGACCTGTCGGACCAGTTGCTCCAGTAACACCGGTGGCACCAGTAGTACCAGTAGCACCTACTGATCCTGTGGCGCCTGTAGCGCCAGCCGGTCCTGTAGGACCTGTAGCACCAGCCGGTCCGGTAGCACCGGTTGCTCCAACTGCACCTGCTGTACCTTGTGGCCCTGTCGCACCGGTAGGACCGGTAGCTCCAGTAGGTCCAATAAGATTTACACCAGAAGGCCAAACAGTTGTTTTAGGTCCAAAGATTACACTGCTTGATGTATTGATAAAGAAATCGCCAGATACACCTTGGGTTGTTGGATCTACGGTTCCATTAAGAACTGTATTACCAGATACACCAGTTGCACCTGTTACGCCAGTAGGACCGGTAACCCCTGTAGGACCAGCAGGTCCTGTAGCTCCGGTAGGACCAGTAGCGCCGGTGGCTCCAACCGAACCAGTTGGACCAGTAGCGCCTGCTGGACCAGCACCAAATGTGGTATCTGCAATACCCATAACGCGCCAAGCCAGTACTTGCGCTGAAATATTTGCGTTACTTACAGAATTTTGAGATGTGATAGTAAATGTAGTTCCGCTAGTTTGCGCACCACTAACAGTATGTGAAATAACTCCAACGTATTGTTGTCCAGCGTTGGCCGCAGATATGGCTGTCATTTGATGAACAACTGTTCTAGCGGTTGTACCACTTGTCTTAAAACGCCAAGTTACAGTTGCAGTAGTGCTTGTTGTAACGTTATTTTGAGATAAAACTAATGCTTCAATTTTGTAACTTGTATATGCAGCAGCATCTGCAGACGATACTGTATAAGTTTTAAGTGCGGCAGTTTCTGCAGTAGATGAAGCGGTAGCAGAAGCCGCAGTTTCGTCGGAAACAAGAATGCTTCCTAATCCTGTAACTGTAAATGATGAACCAACTGGGCCAGTAGCACCAGTTGCTCCGACAGGTCCTGTTACACCTGTAGCACCTATAGGACCAGTTGCTCCAGTTGCCCCTACGGGGCCTGTTGCGCCTGTGGGTCCTTCAATTCCTTGCGGTCCAGTAGCGCCAGTTGGACCGGTAGCACCTACTGGTCCTGTTGCTCCTACGGGGCCGGTTGCTCCCGTAGGGCCTCCTGCAGGGCCTGTAGCGCCCGTAACGCCTATATCTCCCTGTGGCCCAGTTGCTCCAGTAACTCCTTGTGGGCCAGTGGCTCCCTGCGGTCCTGTTGCTCCAGTTGCACCCGTCGGGCCTGTGGCACCTGCGGGTCCTGTTGGTCCTATAGGGCCTGTTGGGCCAGTCGAGCCTGTCGCACCTTCTGGGCCAATACTGCCCTGAACACCTGTCGCTCCTGTTACTCCCGTTGCACCGGTAGGGCCAGTTGCTCCTGTAGTACCAACACCAGTTGGTCCTGTGGCACCGGTAGGACCTGTAGGCCCTGTAGCACCAGCAGTTCCTGGAGCGCCCTGCGGTCCTTGATCATTAGAAAACTCTATACCTATTTGAGGTGTGATGGATTCAATTACAATAATTGTTGTCACGTAGTCACTGCTCCTGTCACGACGAACTTGCCCTCAAGCGCTCTGGTAACAACGCTTCCAGAATCTAAAACTAAATCATATGAATATCTGCCTGATGGGATATCGGCAGTTACGGATGCTGGAACTGTCACAGTCACCCGTCCATTTGGACCATCAAGAGTGATGTATCCATTTGTAGTAGATGCAACTAATGTGGTTGTAGATGCACCAACAAAAGGTCTAACGGTCATAGTAACCGTATAGTTATTCAAGTTCCAGGGAGTTGAATCATTCTTTATCTGGAACTGAAAATTAAATGTAGTGGCCTGGTCGCAGGTCAGATTAAATCTCGCACTCATCAGGATGTGACCTCTCTGAGAGCTGCCGCTGCAGCCAAGCCAGAAGTGCCAGCGAGCTTATTACATACACCGCTAAAATCAAGGTGGGTATTCGCAGAACCCGTAAGACCCGCGATATCATTTAGAACTCCTACAGTATCTGTGTGTTTTGTGGTTACAGCCCTAGCAGCAGCCCATTGCCTAGCAGCAAGAGCCATATCTACCATCTGTGATGGTGAGCGATAATCGGTGCCACCATTGGCAAGGCGATTCAATTCTTGATTGAGTGTTGAATTTGGATTGATGGCCACCTATATCTCCTTACTTCTTTTTTCTTGAAACAGCGGCGTTATCTATAAGATTCGGATAAGGTCTACCTGCTGCTTTAGCTCGCTTCTTAGCGGCGCTTTTTTGTGCTGATGTTAATTTTTTACTGCGCTTCTTTGGATTCTTTGTATCCCAAAATGCTTTCTTCTTCACCACTTCACCCTATCTGCCCAGTACGCTGCAGACATCTTGCCTTTGGCAATGTTCTTTGCGTGACGAGCCTTAAAACTCTTTTGTCTTGCTGTTGGTTTTCTATCGCCACTCACACCCTGTTGTCCAAATCTAATTGTCTTCACTTGGTTACCTTCTTTGGCAACTACTACGTGAGACTTCTTCGGATGGCTCGGTGTTCTTTTGGGTTTATTGAAACCTGATACTCCAGCTCTAGCGAGCCTTGGATCTTTCTTGCTTGCCATATTCGCCATACTTTCCGAGGATGGCTCTGATGGTTCCGTTCTTGTTTAGACGTACCACCAGGCCATCTCTAATAATGATTGAATTAAATCCATCGTGGCGTCTGTATTTGCCAGATGACATTATTTCTTTTTGCCCATTTTCTTTTTGGACATCTTCGCTTCGGACATAGCGATAGCAACTGCCTGCTTGCGGGACTTAACTACTGGTCCCTTCTTTGAGCCAGAGTGTAACTTTCCACCCTTGAACTCACGCATTACTTTGGCAACCTTCTTAGCAGCGGCTTTTTTCTTCATTACTTCTTACCCTTTGGGTAAGCACCATTAGCGCCCTTTGTAAGGGATTCATAGGTCATAAATGGTTTGTCATTTGAACCTGGAGGATATGGAAGGTAGAACTCAGGACGGCTTGATGGCTTGTACGAATTGTCCTGCAAATTCGGGTCTTTATCTTTTGGCATATTTACTCCTTGAAAGTGAGGGTATTGCCATCAAAGGCTTTACCCGATTCGTTACTTAGCCTCACCGCAGCGTCAATATCTTTCTGCTTCGTTGAGATGGGTTCCATACCTTGGCGAACTGCCGAGTAGTAGGAATCCAATTCTTTATTGTCCCTATTTTCTTTGTCTTTATCCCAGCCTTGCCGAGTAGGGAAGCACCCTGCAAATCCGAAGTTTGCTGCTTGCAAACAATCTGAATAAGACTCGTGGTCTTGTGTCTTGCAACCACTTCTACAGTTTTTATTTGTCATACGATTGGTGTTAGGTAGTCGCCATAACCAGCATCAATTAGAATCTGTGCTTCTGCATCGGTCAGTATATATTCGTGACCGCCTAGATAGGCTGCATCAGCATTCTCTATGTCATCCTGATATGGAGTTTGGACTTCGGTTACTGTGGTCCCGTTGACCAACAATGAATAACCACGGGGAATGTCAGTTAGAAAAGGATTGATGGTTCCGCTTTGAGTTCCACCTGTAATTGGTCTAGCAGCAAGACGAGCATACGGAGAAAAACGATTCTCGGTAATACCCCAAGTCTCCCAGCGCCAAGGCGTATTCAGTCTATAAGCCATATCTTCCTTTCAGAATTGACTCATCCCAAGGGACAGACTTTTCTAATATGCCTGTCCCTCAGAATCAATCAACTTATACGATTGATGCAGCAGTCTCAATACGATAGAGGGCTGCTTCACGGAGGCGGTTGAAGCCACCGAAGTAGTACCAACCGATGGTACGGAAACGACGGAGTGCGTCGATTTCTGGACCGATAACGGTTGAGATGTCTTGTGCTTGTGCTTCAGCAAGTGCTTCACGACCAGCAACAACTGCCTTGTAGACAGTAACTGCAGGTGATGCACCGTTGGAGCCTGAAAGAACACGAGGTGTTTCGACAACGAATGCACCTTCGATAACACCAACAGCACCAGCAACGAACGGTGTACGCTCAACGTACTTGGTTAGTTCCTGGAATCCGCCGGTTCCGGCTTCTGCACGGAGATCTGCGGATTGACGTGGGTGTAGATAAGCAGCATATAGCTCGCCAATGCGAGGTACAGCCTTATTTGTACGGAGCTGTACAACAGCTTCGCGGATATCAGCAACGGACATTGTGCCAGATGCTGTGATACCTGAGGTACCAGTTGCGGTGCCACCGTAGATTACGTTGGTACCTGAAGTCAAGACGTTTGCTACAACTACGTCGATAGAATCGGCAGCGTTGTAAGCGATGACATCTGCAAGAGCAGCGTCTACGTCGTTGAAAGAAGTTAGGTTTAACTTCTTGGTTGTTGTTACGGCATTGCCGTACTCATTGAGTGTAACTGTAACCTGTGATGGGTTACCAAGAGCAACGGAGGAAACGTCAGATGTCTCAGTTAAAGTACCGGTTGCGGTGCTTAGGTCTGAGTAGATGGAGAATACAACTGACGAACCTGGCATTGCTTGCTGTACTGGCTTGACATCAGCCAACGCTCTCATCACTGGGATGGAGCGAAGAGCCATACGAACGTATTGGTCATACGCTGTTTGGACTAGATTGCTGATTGTCGAAGACGAGGTAAGCGTTCCCGTAGGAATTGCCATTTACTTGCCTTTCGGTTTTAGGGTTCGGATTAGAGTCCAGACTGCCTAATAATGTCATCCAACTCTTCACGACTATTTGCATTTAGCAACTTCTTATGAATTTCTGCTTGGAACTCTGGAGTAACTCCTTGTTCTACAGCATTGGTCATACGTTGATATGCAGCCGCTTGCTTTGGATCTACATTAGGCGTAGCCTGGTTTGCTTGAGTTTGTACACCGAATACATCGGCATAGTCTTCAAGCCATTTTGATACAGACTCCTCAGTTGGGTCTATATCCTGTGGGATAAATGCAGCAATTTTGCCGTTTACCCCGCGACTAGCGAGGGCGTCTTTGATTGCTCGTTCTCTGTTTGCTTTTGAAAGACCATCAAACTGAGCCTTTAATTCAGCCAGTTCTTTTTCTTTCTGTTTGTTTGCTTTACGCAACTGCTTGACGAGATCGTTACCATCATTTGATGGTGTATCCAAGTCGTCATCTTCGTAGTCGTAGTTGGACATAGGTCCATCTCCCTTTGTTAGTAGTTGTCGTAGGCCACATATAACTTGGGGAGGTTATATGGCTCCTACTTCTGGCCTTAAATGTCACTCTAACGGTGCCAGCTTTTCCGTTAGCAGGTCTAGAATGAACCCGCTCGTTCGCGGGATAGAGCGCTACCAGCAATTCCGGCTTGGCCGGAGAATGAGGCTTGCTCAAGTTGGGTTAACTTCTTACGCTGTTTTTCAGCTTCAGTTGCACCAGTGATTCCAAATACTTCTTGTTCTGCAGTTGTCTGCGTATATGGAGTCTGCTTGTAAAATTCTGATAGTTGCGTTCCGCGAGGAAGAATGTTTGCAACCGCTTGATAACCTTGACGTGCTTGCTCTCCGGTTACTCCATAGCGAGCAAGTTCTTCTGCTCTTGTTACGCCAGTTCCAAGGCCAGACATAGCAGCAGCGCCACCTATTTCAGCAGCTTGAACTTTGCGCTTGATTTCAGTAATTGCTTGGCTAGGATCTAGCACATAAGCGAGGATATCTCCGTCACTGATATTTGGATAGAAGTTACGAAGTGTTGCTGATATTTCAGGAGCAGCATTTATTACTCGGTTCTGAGCAGTTTGAATACGGTCTTCTAGTTCTGCTGCAGAGACGTCATTAGCAATAAACTTTTCAAATCCTTGCTGTACTCCTAAATCACCGCGAGAGTAATAAGATGCTGGAAGTCCATAGTTACGCATAATGTTTTGATACTGGTCTTCTAGCGCAATATATTCACCTTCGGATAAAGCACGAAGTCCTTGTGCTACGCGCTGGGCATTAGCAGCAAAGCGCTTTTTGTAAGCATCAGTCTCGCGTAAGCGAAGTGTAAATTCAGATGGCGATATACCTTCTGAAATTAAATTCTTTAGTGGTTCAACAAGAGAACCTAAGCCATAATTAGAGAATTGTTGATATAGCAAATCATAGGCTGATTGTCTTGCCTGAGTTTGTTGGTCAACTACAGCGCCTCTACTCATAACCTGAGTAGTTCCATCGGTATAGATTGCTACTATATCTCCGGTTGTTGGATCTGTATAAGTAGAGACAACAGTTTTGCCAGGAGTTGTAGGTGTAGTTCCACCAGGTGTTGTACCACCGGTTGTTGTGCCACCAGTTGTAGTCCCGCCAGTTGTGGTTCCACCCATAGCAGTACTACCACCACCAGTTATTGGAGTTACTCTTTGCGCTTCTTGTGGTAGTACGCTGGAGTTGTAAAGGTATCCATAGGAACTCTGTAGTCTTGATACAACCATATCTACTGGAAGTCCGGTAGATATTAAATAGTCATATTCTTTTTTAAGAAGTATATTTGCCTGAGCCTGTGTATCAATATTACCACCAGGTAATGTGACTGATGCTAATTCATCAAGAGTTAATTGCTTGTATAATGGAACATCATTGTAATAACCAGCGGCATTTATACCACCACGAGATTCAATATATTCTCTAGAAACTCCATTTTTTATTGCTAAGGCTTCTTGTTGAGGATCTCTTGCTGACTGTTGAGGTGCAGAGGTTGCGTATTCCCCTCTAGAAACAGCACCCATAGATGCGTTTTCAATTCTCATTGCTTCATTTGAGGAAGCTCCTGATGGTACTGCAGGTGTAGATGTGCTGTACTCTCCTCTTGAGACAGCGCCCATAAGAGCATTACGTATAGCAGGGTCGAGTTCTTCTGGATTTATAGCCATTATTACCCCTGTACTCCAAAGTCACGAAGAGTACCGAGTAAAGCATTTGATACATCTTCTCTTGCGTTATCTGTATATTGCCAGCGTGGGTCTTTACGTAGCGCTCTCTGGAAATCAAAGAGCGACATCTCTTTATCTCCAGCATAGGCTTGTCGTAAAATAGGATCGTTTAACTTTATTGAATCTGGTGTCAATTCAAGGACGTTTGCCATTACATTTTTGTATGGCTTATAGACATCAGCTAGATTCAATCCTTGGTCAAGGAAAGCGCCAACCTTCTCAGGTAGTCCAAGTTTGGCATTATTGCGAATCAACTGTTGGAAATCTTCTACTGGTTTACCTTTAGCAATTTGTTGTAACCAACCATTGATTTGGTCTTTATAGTCAGTATCTAAATTAAATCCATTAGCATAGGCTGTAGAGCGAAGGGTCTGTAACGCTGATTGAATTTCACCAGCAGCACCAGCAGATGTGATACCTGATGCTAATTGATCAAAGATTGTGGCATCGTCAATACCCTTAATGTAGTAATCTTCAAGGGCTGCATCAGTGGCCTGTAGGCCTCTTTCAGCTAAACTTCTTTTTATTCCTATAAGCCAAGAGGTAAGACGTTCTTTGTATAAGTCGCTATTTTGTACTTTAGTTAAGTAACGATTCTGAGCATCAGCATCTAACTTACCAAACTTAGATGCTGCATAAAGTTCTGCGGCTAAACCAAAATTACCAGAATCATATGCTGCTTTCATAGCTCGTAATTCGGCGCCATAAATTGGGTCGTTTAGAAGAGCCTCACCTATACCATAATCTGACAAGAATGTAGCAGTGCTTTTTGGTGTTACCGGCGTGGTAGGTGTTGATGTAGTTGCTGTGTTGCCACTAAAACCTCCAGTTTGTGATACACCAGATAATGAATTAACTACTCCATTTAGTGCTTGACTTACTTCATCAAGAACTCCAGAAAGTTCTTTTTTTTCTGCAGTTGTAAGACCACCGCCTGAAGATGGCTTACTAGATGTTGATGGCTTAGGTGGTGGAGGTGGAGTGGGAACAGGAGCGGGAACTCCAAGAGGTCTGCTTCCTAAGTTAGTTGCCATTAGGCTCTTCCCTCCATCTGATTACCCATCTGACCATAAAGCCATTTAATAAACGAAAGACGTTTTGCGCGGGCTGCTGACTCTGGGTCTGCAGTTTCAAGTGCGCCAGTAATTTTTGCTTCGATTCCTTCTTTTGTAACACCAGGTGTTTGAATAACTTGAGTCTCTAATTTGCCAGTCTTAGGATTCTTAACCTGCTTTGTGGTGGTTACGGTTCCCTGATTTACCATATCGTTGATAGCCTTGGTTAAATCTTTATACCACTGAGCTTGTCTATCCTCTTCGGTAAGTGATCTCATTAACTTTGTACTAGCAATATCATTTACGTCAGCGTAAATTTGTTCAGGAGTTGTTTTGTAGATTTGACGAGTTGGTATATTTTGTTTAGATTTAGAACCACCAACGTACCACTCAATGTATTCCTGTGGAGTTACTTTTTGTTTTCCATTTGAAGTGGAGTACCAGTCTGATGCTCCATCTACGGATAAGTCCCATAGCGCACGTGCTTGCACTTTAGTTACATTCTGACCAAGGCTTCTTAACTTTGCTTCCCAAGAACCACGAAGGTCACCATCTGTTAAATATAATTTTTTAGCATCAGCTCTTGTTATAGTTTTGTCGGCATAGGTTTTTCCAGTATTTATTTTCTTACCACGAAGAACGCCCTTAACCGCTGGAACTTGTATAGCGCCTAGATAGACTTGGTTAAGATAAGCTCCTGCACCGCCTTCGCCCCCAGAAATATCACTATCAAGTCCGGCTAATGCCGCTTCTTCAGCAGTCATATTGGATGATCCGAAACTCATTACAGGCCTTTCCTTAGGTCATCTTTTTCTAGAATCCTTGAATAGATTCTGTTAAAAGTAACATCTTTATCTATTAGTTCACCTATAAAATTATCCCAAGCAATTTTCAGGTCTTGATTTTCTGGGTTATCTATAGATTGACTTGTTCTAGTAGCAAGCGCCTGCATAATTCTTTGACGTCCTGCTAGATATGTAGACATAGTTTTCATATCTTGACGGTCTTTGATACGCGGGTCGCTTACGACATCTTTGGCATAACGTAGGAAACTGATTACCTTATTGGTATCAATCTTACCTCTAGCGTCAGCCCACTCTCTATTGGCACTTTCAAGTTGTGCTACGAATCTTTGTTTAGCTGCTTTTAAGTCCTCAGCACCTGCTGACTCAAGGCTCTTTAGACCACGAGCAATGCGGGCTGCTTCGATTTTATCCATACCTTTGTTATAGACAATCCAACCCTTTTCAACTTTGGTATCTTTAATCGCTTCATAAGCATCTTGAGACTCTCTAAACTTAGTTGTGCTTCCTGGAGCAACTGCCAGTTCTCTTTGTCGTTTATATACTGAAGGTGAGAACTCTCCAGCGTTAGCATCTCCAACTAAGAACCAACCATAATTTGGGTCTTTAGCAATTAGGTCTGATAGTTGTCTTGCTCTCTGGTCAGCCTCAATAGTTGCACCAATGCCGGTATTATTCTTTGACAAAGATGTGGTGAAATAGTAGAAATCATCACCGTAATATTGATAGAACTTATCAGCGGCTGTTAGTGGATCTTCTTCGCGTAATCTATGAAACTCATCAATAAATAACTGATAAGGGCTACGAGTATTTGTGGCAAATGGAAGAACTAATCTTGATGCTACGTCTGTTAGAAGTACGCCTCGAACTCTAGCATTGATTTCTTTAGCCGTAGGGGGTTCATCTCTTAGACCAGCATCATACTTAGCGTTCTCTTCAGCAGCAATTAAAACTGTTAAGTTCTGTCGCTGTGGGTCTTCAGGGTCTAGCAACTGTAAAGCCTTACGAGCTGCAGCAGACTGAATTAAAACATCTGACCAGCCAGTTCCTTGTGGGCCATATGGAAGGATTTCTTTAGTAAGAATATTCTTCTCTAACTTTGGATTGGCCTTTACAGCCATAGACATAGGAATCTGTACGAACCATCCAGCACCTGGATTCCACCAAGCACCGCCTTGAAAGATTAGGTTTAGTGATGGTTTTGGAATAGCGCGAGGGCGGTCTCCAAGTCCTAAACGCTTTGCCCACTCGCCAGGCATATTGATATATTTAATACCATCACGTTCTTCTACTAGACCCATACGGTCTGGTGATTCATAAATAGTCTGCAAGGTTCTAATTACTGATGGGTCGTTTAGAACTATCTTGCCCCATTTTTCAGCAACGTCAGCAAATGCACCAAAGAATGGGAAGATATAACGAAGAGTAGATGCCATCTCTACACGTTCTGATGTATCGTAAAGGGTTCTACGCATCTCTGATCTAGCCCATTGACGAGCGTTGCTTTCAAGTTTACGTAGATACAGAGCAGGGATTTCATCGCCAGGGTATGTATCAATAGCGCTACGAACTAAAGATTCAATACGTTTGCGGTATAGGTCTACGAATAAAGGGTTACGAACTAGCGCTCTTTCAGGAGCTTCACCCATTATATTGTAGAAACCCTCTTGGAACTTAGCCCAGTTCTTTGCCATAGTTGATGTTCCATTGGCATTAGATATCTGAGCCGCATTTACCTCTGGACGGTCTGCAGCATTTGAGAAGAATAGACGAATGTCATCAGCATTGATATTTCTTTCTAATGCCGCTTTGCGTAATTCTGTAGCAAATGGTGGGAATAGGTCATCAATATTTTGTAAGTTAGCATTGATGATGTCATCTACATCTCGACCCAGTGCAAGATTTTTCAGAATCCTACGTCCCTCTGGATTCTTCAGTAAGAACTCACGGGCTTCAGAGATAAGAACCTCACGAGGTTTATTCTGTAAAAGAATCTTTGTAAGTTTAGAGCCGCGAACCTGACGATTTACCACACGTAGATAGGCTTGTTCCCAACCTTCTTCGGTACCTTTTACGATAATCCAGTCACCGGTAGTCTCATAAGCGTTACGTAAAGCCTTACTTGATTCAGTAAAGTGGCTATCTACAATCTGCGAAGCGTTGGCAATGAAACGGTCACGAATGTATTGCGCTCGTTCTGGAGTTGCACCAAGTGCATCTTCTACAGTAATTACTTTATCGCCTATACGAATCTCGTTTAGACCCATACCAAACTTATTAACAACAGGTACTTTGCCAGCAAGCATTGCATCAATTTCAGCAATCTGCTTTGCAATCTCTTGTGGATCATCAGCAACGTCTAATAAAGCCTCAAGTTCCTGCTTCTTTGTCTGCAGTTTAACGCCATTGCTCCACTTAAAGATATCATCAATAGAACCACTCTTAAATTTAGAGTTAATTAGGTTCTTACCTGCTGCTCCAAGACCATATGCAACGCGGTTCATAATTGCCATAGGTCCAACGGTTGACATAATTCGCATATAACCTTCAGTTACGTTACGAATTGGGTAACCAACGCGAGCTAAAACCTCAAACTTTAGTAAAGAATCAAGACCATCTGCTACATTCATCAATTTACTTTGGCCAATAGCGGCAATTTCGTATGGTTTGCCACGTTGCGCTCTGGTGTATCTAGATAAAGAGCGGTACATCTGGTCAAGATCTAGTGTTGGAAGTTGACGTAATAATTGAGTTTCATTCAAAGGTAATGGAACTACATTAAGTATACCGTCTGCACCTTCAATAGGTGTAACTTTTGCACCTGCAGGTACTACTTGACCATTAGGAAGTTTAGTTGTAGAACCAGTATAGGCTCGTTCACGGATTAAATTACGTGCAGAGTTACGAGCAGTAGAGTATTTACGCCAAGCAGCTAGAACATCTTCTTTATTTGTAAAGCCAAACTGACGGGCTACAGTATTAAATAGTTCTTCTTCAATCTCAAGGTAGGCTTTAGCGCGAGCGTCAGCATCTGGTGCTGAAACATACTTATCAAATAGTTCATTACGCTTTTCAACGGTAAACTCAGCCTGAGAGATATCATCTTGTAACTTCTTGATATCTTTATTGAGTAACTTTTTTTCTTCAGGAGTTTTAGCTACATCAAGTTTAGCCCTAAGGTCAGCAATTTTTTGGTTATAGAGAGTACTCTGGTTATCAGAAAACTGACGAACCTGATTAAACATATTATCTATAGTGTTTACTGATTGGTTATCGGTAAAATCAATCCAACCACGAGGACGCTTGTAAGCAAATCCTTGAAGAACTCGGACTACAGGACCTGCTGCACCATTACGTAGGTCTGTAAACTTCTTTCCTATCCAGGAATCATTCTCAAGAGTTAAAGTTATGCGAGCCTTATCGGTTAGACCAAAACGAGGTAAGGCATCTGGATTTAGAGTTCCAGCAACATCTAACTTCTTGTAAACCTCATCTAATTCAGTCTGTAAAGTCTTGGCAAGTAGTTGATTCTTTTCAAGATTATCACCTTGATTAACAAGATCCATAGTAAGTTGACCAGTCTTTTTGTCAACCGACTTACCAAAGTACTTGGCTTGGTCAATTTCATCTTGCAGATTAGCAATACGGGCAGCAAGGTCTGTATGTTTATCAATTAGGTTAGCTGCAGATGAAGCATCTCCCATAGCCCACTGGAAGATATCAGCCTTTGCCTTATGGCGGGCTGCAACATCTGGAATCTTATTAGCAGTTGCTATTAAATCTGCAAGGGTTGCAGGATTTGCAGACTCACGAATAGCCTTAATTCTAAACAATTCGGCAGTATTCATATCGTCTGTCTTTTCGACAAAGTTCTGGAATGTAGCCTTAATGCGTTCTGCTCTTTTACCAGTTTGCTCTCCGGCAAGTACAGCTTTTAATTCGCCTACGCCACCAACTGCATACTTTAGACCTTTATACACCTTTACCGCTTTACCAGCAACGATGGTTGGGTCAATAACAAAGCGAGCTACAAAGTCTGTGGTATATGAAGAGAAACGACCAAATGTCTGCTCACGAAATGCTTGTTCCGCTTGCTGTTTATTATAGATATCAAAATCATTAGCGGCAAAAAGTAAATGATCCTTGATAAAACTTTCCGCAAGATTACGGCTTTTACCAAAGGTTGCTACATTTAGAGCGTCTTCAGCAAGGTTAATACCTTCGCCAAAGGTGGCATTTATGAATGCTCTACCTGGAGATATATTACGAGCAGCATCCCAAGACTGTCTTATTCTATTTGGGTCAAATCCCTTACCTTGAAATAATGGATTATTTTCATCACCAAGTAATAAGCCAAATGAAACTGCTTGTGCTGATAAGTTGTAAGCCTTTTCCATACCAGCAAATAACTTGCCCCAGAATCCTGGTGGCTTTTGTTGAGCAGCACGATAGGCCTGTTGACGACGATATGCGTCAATAAACTCTTGACGACCCGTTGGGTCTAGCGCTCTAGATACGTCAAGCGGGACAGATAATGAATTTACTTTACCCTTGTTGTAAAGCGCATTGAATGCACCCATTGTATCGAACGCAGATGGATTATATTTATCCTGCAGTTCGGCATAGATACGTTGCGCTATCTCTCGATCACTCATAGAAGGCTGGACCTAAGAACCCTTACATAGTTTCTAAATGCTTGAGAGGAATTTGGTGAACGAGATAAGGCTTCAAGAACTGGAAGATATGAAATCAATCTTTGCTTATCAGTATCTGTATCTGCTACGGGTTGATTCATTCCTAGTACTTCAGGACCTGCACCTGCGCCCATAGGAATGCCAGTTGTTACTGGCTCATTTGGTCTTTGTGATGGAGCATATAAAGGAGTTACTGCTTGTCCTGCTGCAGCATTTCTAACATCAGATGCTCTAGCTCCTCTAACATCTGGAGTTCTTGCAAGCGGAGCGCCTGATTTAATAGCCTGCGTCTCAACGCCTTCACCGTATGCGATTGAACCTATATTCATATCTGTTCTCTTAGAGAACTTGCCTGGGCCTGCTGCCCCTGCTAATGGACCTCTAGCCATTTCCGTCCTCCATCGTCTCTAAATCTTCTGTGAATTGTTCCCAAGCCTCGTTGACTTGGTTTTCTCTGATTGCGTTGTATGTTGCTATTTCTAAAATCTCATCTGTTAGCGTATGAATCGCTGCGGTTATGTTATGTATAAATCCTGCTAGTACTACTAAGAAATCAGCGAGACGGATAGGACGCGGAACATAATCTTGTTTTTTCTTCACGCCCTATCCTCTCGATAAGTTTATTACTTAAGCCTTTCTGCCCTTACGTCCGGCAGGGGCATATCCGAAAGCAACTTTTCCACCTTTCGGTCTTGAAGTATCTTTCTTACCTTCTGTTGGCTTCTGCATTGGAGCAGCAGCACGTCCACCTTTTTTCATTTAGCACCTCCTTCGGTTATGCTCAACCTGCGATTTGCGCGAGCAAACTTGCTATATCGGGACGAGGACCAGCAGCAGGGGCCGCACCAGTCGTCATTTCTGGAGTTGGCTGCGAGGCAGGAACTGGGGCCATACCTGCTGCTGGAACTTGTTCACCCATCATCTCTGCTGGGATTTCTGGTTGTGGCTCTGGAGCAAATACTTCATCGACTATTGTTTCGATTGCTTTGCCTTTTTGCCGGCCTTTAATAACTTCCGCAATTCGGGTAACGATTTGAGAAGGATCTTGACCTTGTGCCGCAAGCGTGGGGATAGCTTGAGCATACTGAGCCATAGCAACACGAAGAGAATCACGCATCTCTTCAATGTCCACACGTTGTTCTTCTTGGGTGACATTTAACTCCATTGGAATTTCGCGACGTACATAATCTCTTGAAACTAATTTATCGCTACGCATTTGTAGCAAAGCAATGATTGCACGGTTAGGGTCCATACCGGACATAATTCCGTAGCGTACATCTACTCCATATTCACCAGCAATAGCCTTTGATGGAATGTACTTCATTGAGAATGGCGTGCCATCTTCGCTTCCGCGAATTTCCTTGGTCATACCACCGAAAATCTTTTCATCAACTTCAAAGCAAAGCGCTACAAGTTCTGTAAACAGACGAGCAAACTGTGCTTGTGCTGAACGAATCTGTGTATCGAATCCAGCCTGTAGTGCTTGAACACCACGACCAGTTACAACAGAAGCGTCAAGATTACCTGAGCGTACTTCTGGATATCTAGCACCAAGACGTAGTTCTCGTTCTAATACGCCAGACTCTGTAAATACTCCAGGAGGAAGTTCCAGCGGTACACGGCGAATCGCTTGTGGATTGGCAGAACGCATAATTGAATCCGGTCCAAGGGCCAGCTCTTGCACATCTTGTGGGATCGCAATGGGAGCTTGGATAGATTTTTCTGCCGCTTGGATTTGCAAAACAGCAAAACGGGCGCGAGCTAGTTGTACCGCTAGAACATCATCAAACTGACCACGTGCTTCGCCATCAATAGATGAGCGAACAGCAACTGAAGCCAGACATCTTCCGACTGGATTTTGAGTCTGCGATAAAATGAGGTTGTTGCGTTCTGGGATAAAAATAATATCTTGGTCTTTGTCGTGATAACGAACCAAGGTTACATATGGAGTATTGCTTGGCATACGGTTGAGTGGATAGCCAACATTGTTCTTGCCAAGAATCTCATTATAGAACTCAGGGTATTGAGCAGCTAAGGATTCAGCATCGCTTTCTACGATCTGAGTCAAAGAAATCGTGCGACCAAATCTGTCAATCTCTGGGTAAACGCCAAATGGATTTAGCAAGCGGATACGTGGATTGTTGTTTGTGTAATCCATCTCAACGATTGCTGGCAACATACCGTAGGTGTTGAACCAGTCAGCACCGGTATACATCTGAATCTGTAGGTCTGAACCTGAGACGTAATAGTTTGCAATGCGGGTTCTTGTATCAGCGGCTTTGCGTGCTGCATCTGAAACCATATTGGTAGCAGAGCATTCAAAAGAAGGTAGTGGTGCCATCGCTTCTGCAAGGTCACGAGCAGCAACGTCAATAAAGTTAGCAACTAGAGGCTTTGGATATTCCTCAGTGAACATAGCAGGATAGACCTTGGAGATATCTCCTTGGCGTACAGAAAGTACGCTACGCATACGCTGGTCGCGTGGTGCGTATTTGGTTTTGAGTCTATCGACTTTAGCGATGACTTCCTTGGCTGATAACACTTTTACCTACTATCTAAACTAACCTAGATTTGTATTTTTACGTTTCTTTGATTGGGCGTTTACGATTCCCTTAGCGCGGGTTACTGTACGTTCACGTTCTACTTTTACTTGACGTGCTGTACCCTTCATTACTTTATTGATAGCGGCTCTTGCTTCAGCACCTTTCAAGCCTTTATCTTTTGCTCTTTTAGCAAGAAGATTGTAAGTATCTGCGTCTGCTTTAGAAACTTTGTATTTTACTGGCATTGGCTTTTCTGAAGAAACGCTAAGATATTTTTTCTTCTCAGCCTTTACTGCGCCAGCCTTCTTGAGTACTTTATACTCGCGGGTTGTCTTCATATCCGAAGGACGAACATTACTAAAGAATCCGTAATCCTTTACGCCTTTCTTTTCAACCATACCACGAGCCTTATTTACTGCTTTTGCTACTCGCTCTTTTTCTGATTTGCCTTTTGCCATTAGATGAACTGCCTCTCTTTGTCTTGCAGTAATTCGTCGATGTTTACTACGATTTGTCGCCGTCTCTCATTATGATTCAAGAACGGATTTCTCATATGGGTCTTCTGATTGAGTCCTACGTTTAGCATTTCTCTTGCTCTGATTTCACAGAACCAAAGTGCCATAACCATATCGGTCTTACCTTTGGTCGTTGGAGACCAAGTGATAAGTTGCTCGATAAGACTCTTGATATTTTCTGTCTGGTCTGATGGAAGATGAATCAAATTATCTCTATGATGCTTTCCATCTTGCTGTTTAGTTCCAAACAATGTGGACATAGAAGCCACACCGAAACCTGCATCCCATTTGTTATTACCGGTATGGTGTTCTCTAAGAACTGTACCTTTAGATGCTAGGAAGTTTCTAATGCCTTCATCTTGCGTCAAGAAGGACTGGAAAGCGTTTCGCTCAACTATCCATTCAGACGGGGCATAGACGTTAGTCCAGTCAGTGATAAGTTGTCTAATCTGAGCAGGTGTCGGACGCGTAATCTTGATAGCATCCACGATATATCTCTTATGGCTAACGCGATCAATAGCATAACAGATAGCGGCAGTGTCACCGACCATTGCAGGATCGAGGCCACAGATAAAGCTAAAGCCATTGAGGTCACGAGGATGTCCAGGAAATCCTGGAGATAAGCGACCCGCCTTCCGCATTCCGTCAATGCTGCCTTTAACGCAAATCGGGTCAAAGATGGCGTCATCTGAAATATCTTGCTGCTGATAGATAAGCGCCCAAGTGGACGCATCCATCGCTTGTCGCTCCGCGAAAAGGTGCTTTCCATTCCAGCGGGGGTATAAACCTTCTTCAGTCTTATGCTCATCTGTCTGCCCATCGAACGGTTGGTCTGAGTAGGGCCAGAGTGTAACCCACTTTTCTGGATCTTCGTGGGTTTCGAGAAGTGCTGGCATTGCTAGATATGTCCAAGGGACAACGCCGCCTGGGTATCTATCGGGGTTACGAAGTTCTTTATATAAATCTACTGAGGCTACTCGGGTTCCTACTACAATAAGTTTACCGGTAGGGTTAAGACGGGACCTAACGTCCTGCTGTAGCCACTTAATCTGCTTTTCAAAGTCATTGGCGTTAGACAGCGTAACTGCGTCATCTATGATAATCATATCTGCACGCTTACCGTAAATCTGACCACCAATACCTACAGCCTCTAGGTTCGGGTCCTTCTCACTAGACTCGCGTAGTTCCTCACCGAAGGTGACTCTGGTCTGTTGCCAGGAAGCGGTCTTGGTATTAAACCCGATACCTGCAGCATAGGCCTGCTGGAGTTCTTCATACATCGGGTGAGTCAGACGTTGCTTGATAGCGTAAAGAAAGTCTGCAGCGAGGCGCTGAGTTTGAGAAACTATCAGAACTCTAAAGTTCGGGTTATTAACAATCTTGTAGGTGACATAGTCAACGGTTACCGTGATGGACTTTGCGTGGTTAGGTGGGATGTTTAGAAGGATGCGGTTTTCAGCCAAGCCGCGTTCAAACTTCATCGACGGATGGAACCAGGACGGGTCGCGTCCTTCGATTACATCTATCAGATTCTTCTGATGACCGAAGGTCTCCTGGTGGAGATACTTCTTTCGCCAGGTGACAAAGTCTAAGTCCCTAGCTGAGGCTTCCGTAAAATTCTTCTCTAGAGACCCTAGCCTAGTTCTGTCGAGTAAGTTCTTGAAGGAAGGATCTGATCGGCGGTAATACTCATAGGTCTTAACTGATTTGCCTGCAGCCTTGCAGGCTTCCTCAATAGTCTCCCCTTGGGCAACGAGCTGGAGGATAATCTGTTTAGCCTTATCAGCCCGTTCAATGTTTTTTAAGTTTTGTGGCAAGGGGCGTAATCCTTTTTTATTCATCGGGAGGAGGAATTGGATCTACCAGCGGATAGATAGACCTCACCCCACTAAAAGTGGTGGGAACCACCACACTCGGGCTTGAGCGCCCGAGGCGACCACAGGAGCCGAGGGGTAAGTCGGTTACTATAACTAGGGGCGCTTAAAGCGCCCACTGTAGGCGCCATAGGCGCCTCTGGTCGCAAATGCTAAGGGGCGCTCGCATTTGCTCCCTATACTGTACTAAGGCAGAAAAAATAAGCCATTTCCCGTTTTTACAGAAAAAATCTTTGTTTTTGTTACCAACGTCACAGATATAGTATATCAAATCGGACATATAGGACAGTAGTGAGTTAGTCGAAATATTTTGTTGGGGACTATCACTACCCTCGCCCTCGCATTTAGCAACCTGGGGTCACCCTATTCGGGCGTGGTGCTTCCCGTATCCCTAGAGGTTGCGTGGATATTGGAATCGGTGAGGGTAGATGAGCGGGGCGATAGCCACCACGGCAGATTCTCCCCCGATTCTAATAGTCTCCCGATTCGCCCTAAACAATAATCGCGCCCGCTATTGGATAGCTCTTAGCACCTAGCTATCTCCCGCCGATTTATTGCGCCCGCCGATCTCAGCTCTAACTTATCCACAGATTACCCGCTAGCCTGTGGATAACTTTGTTATCTAATCGTAATCAAGCTCTAAGCATAACTAGGGGAGACGCACCTATGAATTATGTTATCGTGCGCCTATCGCTAGACGATCGAGCTGGCGGTGAAAGGATAAAAAGTGAAGAGATATAAAGCTCCCTCATATATCCGCCCTTGTGATAAGTGCGGGCAGGGCAAGGGATATCATAGTGAATCACCTACCTATCGCCTATGCGATAGTTGCTTTCGCGCTAAGTGCGACGCGCAACTGTTAGCCCATATCGCGCAAGGGGGCAAGTAATGCCTAGTTTTGCCGATAAAGATAAAACTATCGCCAGGATTCAAGAGGGCTACCACTATTACGATTACACCTATGAAAGATTCGCTAATGGTAATTGTGAGATTTTGGTTTATCCCATAGCTGGCGTCGTGAATAGATTCGAGACTATCCCCTGCGAGGGCGCGCCTATGCGCTACCGATTCGATCACTTAGGGAGGGCGATCTAATGCCTAAGCAACCCGCGAGAGAGTATGAGTTATTGGATAAAGAGGGCGTAGCGTGGGCGGTAGCAACCCTAAGCGATACCCGCCTAAACGCCCTAGTGAGAGAGTATAAACGGCAGGAGATTTACCTAACACCTAGAGAGAGGATAAGCGCGTGAGCGAGAGAGTAAGTCTAAACGCCTATTGGCGGGGCGGTATGTGGGAGATAACAGCGTGGCAGGGCGAGGAATACTTAGGTAGCTCCTCTTTCCTATGGTATAGCAAAAGAGACGCGCTAAGGAAAGCGCGGGAGACGATTAGGGAAGAGGGAGGGTTAGGAATCTTTCGCAGATCGTGGGCGTAGGTGCTTTACTTTCCGCTAGGGGATCGCTACCCTAGCGGGAGGTAGCTCACCTAACAAGAGGTAGCTAACTAGAGAAAAGGTAAAAGGTAATGGATACACAAGAGCTAACACTAGAGCAGGTGCTAGAGCAGGGAGAGAGCAGATTCCCCGAGATCGTAGCTCTCTATAATTGGAGCACTAATTACCCCGCAGGGCGGACACCTTTCACCCTGCTAATTGATCTAATCGGATACACGGCGGAGGAATACGGCGAGCCACTCTATAACCTAAGCGAGCCACTATTAGGCTACTTAGAGCTAGATTACTTAGGCGACGCGCTAAAAGAATACGCCACTATTGGATCAGACGCTTACGACTTTATCGTGAGCATACTAAACGCGGAAGCGGGCGAATAATGAAGCTATGCGATAAATGCGGAAAGAATCCCGCAAAATACCGCGTGGGCGGGCTTACTTTCCTCGCCTTTTACAATGGCGTTTGCGTGGAGTGTTGCGCCAGCTTCCTGCGATCTAATGGCGATCTAGAGGGAGCTAAAAAGCTAGAGGGGGCGAGCGCGTGAATACCTTTAGCGTATGGGTGGGCGGTGTAGAGATAAACGCCTACTATCTAAATCGGAAAGACGCGGAAAGATTAGCTGGTGCGTGGATAGATTCTGGCTACGACGATGTAATAGTAAGAGAGGAAGTGAGCGCGTGAAGCTAACAAGGCAAGAGCTAGCGATCACTTATGAAGCTCTAAGGTATCGCCTAGAGCTTGAATCTATAAATGAAACTCTCACGGCAGAATCAAGAGAGGGCTACGCCTCGGCTATGGAGAAAGTCTTAGCCGATTATTACAAGGAGAACGAGAGGGCGAGCGCGTGACTAGAGAGGACATAATCGTATTATGCGAGGAAGCAATAGACGGCTATGAAGCGGGAGAGGAAAGGGCGGAAGTAAAGTATTTACTAGACGCGCTTCACGAGATCAGGGCAGGACTAATCAACGAGAAGGAGAGAGTATGAACGAGTGCTGGGTATGCCAAGAGGAAGCCGATTACATACTAACCGACGGCGGTTATTATGTCTGCCGTCAATGTATAAGAGAAGGAAAGGACATAATCTAATGAAGCTAACAAGGAGAGGAAAGATCGTGCTAGGCATAGCCCTAGCGGTGCTTATCTATCTAGTATCTACCCGCCTATGGTGGGTGGGCGATCACTGGTGCTTGGATAATGTAAATAAATGCTACGGAATAGAAAAGGAGAAGGGCAAATGAAAATCTGGAGTGCAACAATAAGTGAGCAAATGGTAGAAGGGTGGTCTGCTGAATTGGTAGATGAACTAAAGAGAGAACTAGACGACGCGGTGGAGAGAATCTTTACCGAAATCAAGGGAGGAAAGTAAAGTGAATCTATACGACAAAGCACTAGAGGAGGCGGTCAATACCGCACTATCAGACCTCGGCGGTCTAACAC